TCATCATTCATGGATTGCTGCATCAACAAAAGGTTTAGTGTGTTTGCAAGAATTACTCTATTTTTCTTTATTTGTACAACATATAAAGAAAGAAAAAGACAGGACAAAAAAGCAAAGATACCAACAAGCGCTGACTCAACCATAGTTCTTACCTCCCATTTGACGAATTTCTGTTGTTGGTCCTACAAATGTAGAGCCAGAGAAAATAAAGGATACCTGAAAAGTATGCCTAAATCCTTTTAAAACTTCTAATACTCCGTGAAGATAGTTTTCGTTACCAGGAAACATGATCAAACTGTTTGGTTTAGGTTTAATTTTTAAATCATAATCTGGAAAAACTATTTCTCCTCCATCATAATCATCATTAGGGTAATACATGCCTATAATGTGTAGATGTTTTTGAGCGTCTGTGTCTACATGGGGTCTCATCTTGCTGCCTCTGCTCCACCTTCTTATAATATAGTCACCCTTAAATTCATCACTTACTTCTATGTCATAATAAGACATGCATTCTAGTCTGGAAGTTTGAAATATTTTTTTTAAAAGTTCAATGATATCTTCTGGAACTGATTCCTTCGGAGTTCTTTCGGTAGTCCACGGCTCTTTTACCCAAGAACTTTCATCATAGTTGTTTAAAAAATTAGATATTTTTTGATATTCTTCATTAGATAGAAAGTTATCTACAATATGTACATTATTTGCAGAACTTCCCAACTTATCAACATTTTTTAAATAAATCTCATCTTTTTCTAAATCAAGTTGTTTCCTAAAATCTTCATCATTCATCATTCTTTTCCTCCTTCTCGGACTAACAAGACGATAGCCCCGTTATCCTCCAAAGCCTTCTTTACACGAATCATGTATTCTATTGCTTCTCTTTTCATCTCTACTGTCTCCAGAGACATAAAGTCTTTTTCTTTAGCCTTTACAGTTAAAAAATTATCATTGTCTATGATCTGTAAAGAAAAATTTTTAGGACAGGTTACAGACCTAAAAGCCCTTTTCATTGCATCAGTATACATATCACTCCATTGTCAAAGACTGCCAAGTTTTGCCCCAGTCAGTCTTGCTCTTATGACTAGAAAACTCTTTAGAAACTTCTCCATTTTCTAAGTATACACCACCCCAGACTCCCCACTCTTTCCCCGAAATTCCGACAGAAAAGCACTCTTTCCTTACTGAGCATGATGAGCACAGGGCATCTATCGCTGGCCTAAGAAGTTCGTCTTCTTCGTACTTGTCAAAAAATAGGTTTGTATCATAGTCTAAGCAGACTGCTACATCTTTCCATTTATGTTTGTTCATTTACTTCACATACTTATCTGGAATTTCCCACCCTTGACTAGAAGGAACAAACTCTTTTTTCATTTGCCACTTATTGTTTTTGTATATTCCAAACTTTGAAAAGTATGCTTTTTCTGATGGAAATGTCTCTACAACAGTCCACCCATCCCAAGACAGTTGCTTGTTGTTGGTTACGATTGATTCCATAACACTTAAAGAATTGATTATCTTCATATTGTTTCCGTTCTGTTGTGTGCTTTGCACAGGTTATGTATACAGCCTTAAAAGTTGTATACGTTTGTATTTATATTATTTAGTTTTGATAAATGAACAATCTTTGAAACAGGTTCTTTTGGATTAGAAAGAAAAGCAAAATGATCTATATCTTTTATATTTTCTTCTAGCCATTCAGAAGTAACCTTAAAGAACTTAATATTCTTCTTTCTTGATTTCATTCCTCTTTCAGATAAGTTTGCAAACTCCATAGCCATCATGCTTATGTTGTTTGGCCCTGCAGAATAGATTATAAAATCTTTGTCCTGTTCTTCTAATTCAGAAAGGGCAACGGCCATTGATCTTAGGAATATATTGTAGTTGTTGAAACTACTCGTCCCCTGAACCCCTACTATCATCGTTAATCCCTTCTCTTAGTTTATCCATTATAAACAGCATCTTATCTAATTGTACCCTATCCATGTTGATCGTGTCAACTTCTTCTGCAGACTCTTTGTCAATTGACTGACCATTTATTGGTGCTTTGTAAAATATATTATCTTTAATCCAGTATGCTTGATTGTCCAAGATAATAACCTTTACATTGGTTTTGTCATAATGCTTTTTTGACTGCGTACTGTTTTTTATTTTCCTTGAATATTTTTTGCCCACATTAAACCTATAAAGAAGCATTGACTGGCTGATTATGTTAGTGTTATTTTTATCTCTTGATGCAAAAACATAAGTAAGTAGAACTAATAGGATAGTTACAGTTAGCCCAGCAGCACCATACCAGTTATTCATAAAGTCCTCCAGTATTCATTCTATCACTTTTTTTCTGAAAGAACTCTTATTATTTCTTTGATAACAATTCTCTCACCTTTTGCTAGTGAGTTGACTGCATCTATGTCAAATGACTTTTCTGACAGTTTGACCATAGGGTCTTCAATAGTGACATCCATATCTATAAACCCTTTTTCCCATAACTTCATTGTAGTTTCTGAAAAATAAGATGACATATCTTTGCTTAGCGCTGGATTAATATTTCTTAATATACTCGTTGGTCTATACAGAGGCTCTCCAGTTTCTGTGTCTACTCCAGCAAACTCAAGACCGCCATTATCTACAAGCCTTTGGATTTCCTCATCTTCAAAGTTCATAAGATATTTCCTTTTCTTTTATGTTTGTTGCCCAAATAGGCATTGACATTCTTACACCAGATAAAACCTCGGTGATCTTGTGTACCTCTGTAGACTCAAAAATAACAAGACTTAACTTTTTTGGCTTAATTGTAAGATTTCTATGTGGAAAATTTAAATATCCTCCATCAAAATCCTCATTTAAATAAATAATCCCGCTTCTAAATAAATGCTCTGCACCTTTATGGTTATCTGCATGCTCCGTAAGAATGCTTTCTGGTCCTAACATGAGCATAAAAAGTGATGCTAAATATATCTCTTCACTATCTTTAAAAAAAAGATTACACTCTAGCAAAAATTTATCAGAGTATTTTTTTAATAAATGTAGTACTTCTGGATGATCTGAAAATGTATTTCGTTCTGGTATGTGTGACTCATACCTTAACTTATTCTCAACCCTATGTCTTAAGGGTATATAGAATTTTTTCTTATCTAGGCAGTTATCTTTTATATAACTTGCAAGAGCATCAGCATCTTCTAAAGTTATAAAATTTTCTACTACATTTATTCTAAAATCTGTCATCACTTTCCAGACTTTGCTCTGGCCTTCTTCAAAGCGTCAAAATCTTTAACCTTTGTCTCTCCCATATATCCCCAAGCATGACCATCATTAATCATCTTGTCGTTAATTGAAACTGTGTCTCCATCAAGGTAGACCCAGCCAAGAATGCGACCATATTTTTCAGATGAGTCCATCTTCTCTGTCTTGATAACTACAGACTTAGCACTGTCAATAGCAGCCTTCAAATAAGCCTTTGCTTCTAGTCCTAAGACCTTTTCAGCCTTGTCTGTAGTGCGAGACTCAGGGGTATCAATACCAGCCAGTCTTACTCTTGAACTAAAAGAAATGTCAAACCCTAAATCAATATCGACATCAATGGTATCTCCATCAACGACCTTTGTTACTTTTTTTACATAGTATTCAAACATTATTTTCTCCCCCATTGTATATAGTTCCATCCACGCTCATGTGCGTAGTAGATGAATATTTTAACTACCGTTTCCCAAAACGCAATCGTTACGGAAAGAGCAGCATTTTTTGTTATGACATAGGCAACAGCAACAGAGGAAAGAGTACCCCATATGCGATAACTTAATGCCTTAACAAATGACCTTGCCCTGGTTACTGTCATTCCTTGCCCCACCTAACAGCATTCCAAATTCTTTCATGATAATAGTATGCTACAAAGTTAACCCCATTGGTTATTAGTGTAGCAATAGTAGCCAGACTAATATCTTCGCTCAAAGCATAAAGAGTTACAAACCCTGAAACCATTGCGACAACTCTCCATGTTAAAGACTTAACAAGTGATCTACTTTTCTTTACGCTCATCTTTGTCTCCAAACATTATTCGCTCTTCTGCTTCGTTCATTAAGCGACCAGACTCTTCTAAATAATTAAAGACCCAACTGCTTGCGTTTTTCAGTAGCCGAAATAGCATGAATGTCTGCCCCCAAATCTACTTGTTCAATCTTGTATCCTACATCACGACCATATACAATGTTAGTAATGTTTGGTAGTCTTAATACTAATGCACCATCCATAAATTCATCCTTTGCAATATAACCCTTTACCTGATCAAAGGTCAGTGGGTCCTTATCGCTTGTCTTGTAGGTATTACGGACTCCAAGCAGTACTTGGTCTGTTCTCTTCCCCGCTTCTTTATAAAGGGCGTGGTGGCCTTCGTGCCAAGGCTGGTACCTACCCAGCATAAGTGTTGTAGGTGCAGACCAATCATGAAGACTAAACTTATCAATGATGTGAGATGCCTTTGCTTCAGCATCTAGGTTGTGACTAATAAATGATACATCAAACTCTGTTGGTCGTTCAAACATCTTATTTGTATCTTCAAATCTACCCTCAGCAATTGTATCCATAAACACCAGGATGTCTGGCTTACCAAATGCTGCACGAGTTAAATCTGTAGGGCATACAAAGTCAACGATTACTGGAGCAACACCTTGCTTATCAATAAGACGAGCCATCTCTCCCATACGACGAGACTGTTCTAGTCTATCTTCTGGTGCAAACCCCAAGTCTGAGTTGACTGTTGCACGAACCTCATCTGCATTAAGATGAATAGCATTAATGCGTTCTTTAAGTGCTTTTGCTAATTCTGTTTTACCAGAACCTGGCAGTCCAATAATCTGAATAATCATGCGTGTGGATCTTCCTTTGCTTTATTCTCAATCAACTTGTCTCTCTCATCAATAAGAGTAATCGCAAAAGACATCATTTTCTTGTATCCTTCTGGGTTATTCATAATTTTGTTATAGTGATGGCCACAAAACATAAGGTCTCCGTTTAGACCAGTAACCTGAACTAAAGCCTCTGCGTTGCATTTATCGCAGCGATCCTTTGGAGATAGTTGCCATTCTTGCTTTACTTCATCTTTAATCATTGTAAACATATTGTACTCCTATTTTGACTACTAGTTGAATAAAATTTTACTACATTCTTAATTATACACCAGACAGGTGGATTTGTCAAAACACTATATGCATTTTAGGTTTAGAGATTCTTCAATGATTGTGCTGGTCATTCTGTATCTTTCATCTAAAATGTCATAAAAATCTTCATATTTTGAACCATTGCTGTAGTATCTGTAGTAAGTTTTTCTAAAATGAAAATTACAATAAAATGCAGTTTTTCCCTCTTTATCTGTTACTTTAACAAGTGCTTCCGCAATACATAGATTGTTGGTATTGGTCGTACGACCACGGTCACTTTCTACAAAGCAAGACCTACCCATTGTCTCTGTGCTTGTTACATTTTTTGCAAATGTTTCTTTAACTCTTTCTCTTTCGTCAATAAGTACAATTTCTCTCTTATCAACTAAGACTTCATCATCCTCTTCATAGTCAATATAGTTTCCATTAAATTTTTCATAATGATAGTGGTAGTCACACAAAAATTTATTACCATGTGTGCCTTCAATATATACATAGGCTGGTGCAACACAGGAAGTACTGGGTCTTTTTAAAAATTTTGTAATGTGTGCTGTTTTTTCTGGCATGATCATCATTGCGTCAAATGCCTGACATGTTTGATTTTCTGGTATAGTAGTTATCATTTTTATATTTAAAGGTACGTAAGACCTTTTGCTTCCTCATCAATAGTCATTGTCATTCTGTATCTCTCATCTAATACTTTAAAATAGTTTTCAAACACAACTCCGTTATTAATGTATCTAGCATAAGTTCTTCTAAAGTGAAAATTACAATAAAAAAGATCTTTTGAAATATCGTCTGGGTCTAGCGTTGAAATAAAATTTACCTTGCGAAAAGGCATTGCCATAACATTAATTTTTACCAAAGCCTCGGCATTGCAACCAGGTCCACCTGGATTGAAGTAATTAGTTAAACAGCAAATGTGACCAAGCGTTTCTGTGCTTGTTACATTTTTTGCAAATGTTTCTTTAACTCTTTCTGTCTCATCAACTATATATTGTGCAATTTCTGAAACAGAATGATTGGGCGCTGAATAGCATTGTCTATTTACGAACAGTTCGTAGTAGTAGTGTGTATCACAAAGAAACCTTTTACCATGCTTACCCTCTACATAAATATATGCTGGCATTATACAAGATGTATTTGGCTGGGCAGTGGCATGATGTCTTTCTAATACATCATTAGTCATAAGCATTCTTGGATCAAATGCTTGACAGATTTGTCCTTCTGGTATCTTAGTTATCATTTTTTTCTATTTTCCGTGGAATAAAATCCACTTCCGTTAAAGACTGCTCCAACACTAGAGTACACACGAACCAGCGGTAGAGTGCAAAACTCACACTCATACCCTGGATCGGCATCATTTATGCTACGAACCTTAGTATAGTCTTTATTGCACGACTCACATATATATTCGTATGCTGGCATTACTTCTTTTTCTTTTCTTTTACATACCAAACAGGAAGTTTGAGTTCATCTCCAGACCACTCATAGCCTAGTGCTTTTACTACAAACCTAATAATTTTAATTCTCATTACTTAACCTTCTTTCCAAACCTTGCCCAAATTCTTTCATGAATATAAAAGAAAGTCATTTCTAGTGTAAGGTACATCAGTCCGTATAGACCAACATACTCCCACTCTGCCTCTCCAGTATAGTACTTTAGAACAAGATAAATTATTCCAGAAACAAAAGTAAAGTGTACGAATGGCCAACTTATAGTCTTTAGCAATGACTTTTTTCTTGACTCCATTATAGTGCTACCTGGTTTGTCTTTCCGCCACCGCCACCTGATGACTTCTTAGCAGCAGGCTTTGCAGCCTTTTTTGCTGGTGCTGCTGGTGTTGCAGACGCAACCACCTTGTTAAGTAGTG